CCTTGCGGTGTCCATTCAGCACCTGAATTTTTTGAAATAATCATTTTTATTTTTAAACCCTCAATAAACCAAGCCCAAATCTTATCGCAAAACTGAGGAATAAACATGTTATATTGCCAATCTTCAATCTGTCTTTGAGCTTCGATCCATCCCATACGACCACTTGAGAAATTTACATTACCCATGTCTCCCGTAAGTTGTTCGTACGTGATGCCGTAGCCAGCAGCATTTTCCTGTTGATTTTTAGAAACGTATTCCGAAAAGCTTGAAGGTGTTGGGGGATTATTAAACGTTACCGTTTCGCCAGGAGCTAGTCTTTCAATTATTCCAGGTTCCATTCTATCAATAGTTTGATTGTCCACCGTTTCAAAATCATCTGTACTTTCTTGCTTGGTAGTAAATGCTACATGACAAGCAGCGACTTTTTGAAGCATTAATTGAGCGTCTTTATAATCGGCAAGATCACGCATTGACAACATTGTTGCTGTTCCAAATGGAACACCTCGCACTTGCTCAGGAAATTCTTTGTAGAATACATGAATCATGTCGTCAGAACTCACGAATTTTGGAGCCAGCTTCATTGTGTATTCATTATTTGGATTATGGTCAAAAACCCAATAACCAACACGCTTTCCTTGGCTATTGAATTCTACACCTTGAACAACATAGTTTCCTTTACGCTCACTTATCATATAAGAATTCTTAGTGTGATCTACCATGTGAGGCGCAAGTACCTGCAATTTAATCGGGTGTCTGCTTGATGAATCCCTGCGTTTTAAAACAAAAACTTCTCCCTGCATAGCCACATTGCGCATGACTAAACTTTGAAGTCCGTACAACGAAAAGAAGCCATCAAAGTCGCAATCTGTTTTTTCAGCCCAAGCCTTCCATTCATCTTTAATTTTTTGAATTTCGTTTTTTGACAAATTAGAATCTGACTTTACAGGCGTTGGCATAATTCCAGTTCCAATGACATTGTTCTGAATGGTTCTAATTGCCTTGAAAATTGAGGCGTTATTTTTGTAACCGTGTACAGAACGGTCACGCAAAGTTTTTAAAGATTTCTGAATATCACTGTTTGCATTTTCAGAAGTATTATAAGGCATCCATCCATCGCCTCTACGTCCTTTTGTCGCCGCTTCATAACCTCTAATTCCTGAATTAATAGTTTTTTCAATAGCACGAAACTTGGCACGTTCAGCACCTGCCTTTGGATTGAAAATTGATATTGTTTTGTCAATTATGTTCATTTGCGATTATATTTCGGATTATCTGCAGTTATTAGTTCCTTTCGAAAAACTAGCGTATTTTCGTCCGTTATTAGTGTTTTGTTCTGGAAATAAGCAGTTTTTCATCATTAATTGAATCCGTATCATTTCATCCAGCGAGCGATACTTTACAGTTTTGTCGCCATACTGAACCTCTAAAGCTCCTGATACAATCGCATCGCTTAATGTTTGGTATTGCAGTAATGTATATTGAGTGCATGCCATAAGATAAATTTTTGTAAATATATAAAAAAACCGTGAAATAATTCACGGTTTAAATTAAATTAAAAACATGGTCTAAATTTATCTGATCACACCATTGCAAATCACTTACATCAATTATTTTGTTTTCAATTTTAACTAAAGGTTTTAATTTAGACAAAGAAAACCACTTTCTATTGATCCAATAGCCTTGACAATTGTTATTATCTTTTAATTCTAAATACTTCGGTACTGCAGAATATCAAACAACTGCTTTTTTCTGAATGCAAATATTCTACTCTCTAATTCAAAGTGATTCGAATAAGTAATGAAATAATTGTTGTCAAGGTTTTGTTCCATTGTTTACTAGGTATCTTGTATGTTAGTTACGTGTATTCGGTAGTTAGTAGCAAGACTACGATTCCATTTCAATAGGAATATCCCTCCACTCTCTATTGCCTAAATTACTTGTGAATAATTGCTGTAATATTTTTTCTGTTTTAGACGGCAATAAATAAATGTTGTCAGGTTGAACATCTCTTTCTACATATCTTAATTGTACGCTTGGTTGCCATATTTGACTTTGTGTCAAGCTTTCAATAGTTATTTTATCTTTTTTCATTTTTATTAGTTTTTGAATTTGAATGTATTTCGTTTAATAGTTTTTTACAATATTCTATGTAGCATTCTTCTTTATTTCCCATAACATAGTATTGTCCACAAGCTGTAAATCCTTTTGTTGAGTTTTCCATAAGAAATTTAGTTTTTAACAATCCGTCCAGCTACTAACATATGCTACAAGCTATATGCTACGGCTATTTTTTTTCTATTCACGTTCTATCTTGGCATACAGCTACAAGCTAGACCGTTAGGGATAACCGACTATATTGTCGATAATAGTTGTTTTAATTCTTTTCTTTCGTTACGTCTAGCTTTAGCAAAAATCCAATATTTTAATGATGTGTATTTTTTCAAAAATTCACCATTTTCTTTTATCTTTATTTTGGTTTTTGTTATGAAAAACGATGTTATCAACTCTTCTTTAAGAAATAAATTAACGCACATTTCTTCATTCGTATAAGGACTGGATAAGTAAACACTACCGTCAATTTTAGCGACAAATAAAACTAAAACCACACCGTTAGAAAAATAAATATCTAAATTGCCTTCACAAACTTCTTCATTACCGTGCCAATAAAATTTACTATCAATTATTTTTGCGTTCATTTATTTTAAGTTTAAAAGTTAAATGCATCTGTGGTATATCCCTAACATATGATAAGAGCAATTTGCATACGTTTAGTTTTAAGTTCATATTTTATAGTAGCAAACCGCTCCTATCATCCGCCGTTAGTGATAATACTTGCTGTGTTTAATTATTAACAATAAGCAAATATAAACATTAAATTTAAATAATTACCAATATCCACTATTTTTTTTCTTTTTATTTTCGGCAGGTTTTGGCTTGTCTGCTAATTTCACAACCTCAACTGTACTTTGGGATTTAATTTTTTCCCAAGTATCGTCTTTAAAACGGTCTATCCCGATTATGTAAGCAGCAGCACGAGCGTAGTTACGAACGTCCAAGGCTTCATTTCTTGCCCCTGATTTTTTTGTCCATTGGTATTCAGCAAATCCTTTCTTGTTAATCACCTGTACTTGCTGTTCAGCCGTAAGCATGTTGAAATAATGGCGGTCGTATTGAGGGAAATGACAATAACCTTCAGGATAAACTTCTACACCTTCAATTTCAGTAGGTTTTAATTTTAGAAATCCGTACAGCTCTGATTTCAGCAATCCTGTTCCAAGATACCAAATCTTACGACTCTCAATTTTTTTACCACTACGAGCCACGTTGTAAGCTCTTGGAGGCGATACCATAACGTCCTTTACAGAATCACGCCCCATAATCGGAACTACTTTTGAATATGGAAATTTTGAAGTAAAATCATAAACAGTAGAGGTTTTAAATCCTGCATCTATACAAGTCAAGTTTATAGACATCATGTTATAACCGCATTCGTATTGTTTCGTGATTTGGTTTGATAATTTTTCCCAAACCTCCGATTTCGAAGTGTCGCCAACAAATACAAAATATTCTATTGACCATGTTTCACGACCTTTGCCCCATCCAACAACTTCGCCTTCGATACGGTCTCCTTGGATATCCACGCCCATAGTTAAAAAATAAACGCCTTCTGGAATGGTCCCAATTTCGTATGATTCACGACGGTTGTATAAATTTTCTGAATCAGGAGCATCGCCTTTTATTTTGAATGTTTCTCCAAGAACTGTATTTACGAATGTTCGATATTTATTCACATCATTTTTTACCTTCAAGTAATCGCGGATAACTTCTTCCCAAGAATAAAATCCAGCCGGAGAATATAAACTTGAAAGGTGGTAACTGTATTTTCTTGGGTTATTTGAAACTGCAGTCGGAATCCATTCCGCAAAACCACCGTGATTTTTTTCGGCAAGCATAGCCGTTTTATGTCGTTCTTCATGTAAAAAACCGCATTCAGGACAAGCCATTCTGGTAGTCTCTGGTTTAGATTCATCGTAAGTAAGATACTCAAATTTCAACACAAACAAATCATTACAACCTTGGCATTGTACGTTATAATAACGTTGGTCACCGTCCATGAACTCAGCCCAAATAACTGACTCTCCTTCATTAGTTGGGGTACTGGCTAAAAACAATTTTCTGTTTTGAAATGTTCTTGCTCTGGCCCGTGCTAAATCTACCGGAGAACCTTCTTGTCCTGCCGACAACGGGAAGCGGTCAAATTCATCGAGCATTAT